CAATTACTGTGCGGCCAAGTATCCCGATGTGGAGTCATCAATCCGGCGCTTGGTTTTACCGCGGCCGTAGCTACGGCCTAGATGAGGGGCGACTGGCCGACCACCACTACACAATCGATTGTGGAATATACGCTGAATATGCTGAAGGGCAGCTTGCCAAATACAAGGAGCGAGAGGTTGAGCTCGCAGAAGCAGCAAAGCGTGAGTGTGAGATGTTTAAGAGATACCAGGCTGTGCTTGATCGGCTTTCGAAAGCTGAGGCGGAACTCCAGGCACGCGCCACGCAGAAGCCTTCGACGAGGATGTTTCGCATGAGCGGAGGGCCGGATGTTTCATGGGAAATGGGCCGTGCGTTGTTCGCGGGCTATACCGCGTTCAATGGTCTTTGTTACAAGACCGTTGAAGAGTTACACGGACGTGGTGGTTTGGGTTGGGCCGAAGTACAATTCATGTGGACAGAGAAACGCAAAGGGGAACGTTTCAAAGAAGCGTTTTACGCCGCCATCCGCGGTGAGAAGCCTGCAGCAGCAAGAAATCTTGCTGCTACGATGTTCGATTCGGGATTCCGGGCTGGTGCCGACTGGTCTGGTGAGGAGCATATCCTGCACGACATGGGTTCTTCGTTCAACGAAGAACGCAATGCAGCCATTGATGCCGCCCTTCGATGCTTCACTGGATGGGAGAGGCGCTGAAGATCGCAATGCTCAAGGAGGGAAAATGAGCAAGGAACTGATTGCCAGGTTGAGAGCGCGGAAGGTTACGCATGTGGAATATATTACAACAAGGCGAACACCCCGGACGAACCACGAGAGCATACACAGGGAGGACAATGAAACCAATACCGATTAAAGCCGCGGAACTTATTGCCAAGAAGTACGGGTATAGCCAAGTCGTAATTATTGCCCGTGGGGTTGGGGTTGGCGAGCACTGTACTACATACGGGATTGATCAGGAGAATTGCGACGTCGCCGTGCGCATTGGCGACTTTCTGAAGTATAAAGTGATGGGGTGGATTAAGGAGAACCATGAGACCAGACCTTGAAATGCTGCGCGATTATCACGGCGAGGAGGGGAAATGAGCGCAGCAAGTGACAAAGCATTCATTGAGTTTGAGAGAGCAGTCGATGAAGCACTGGATGCCTGCTCCCGGGGTGTTGAGACTGCGGCGGCAGTCTACGACAGGGCCTACGCCAGAGACGGTGCCGGCGAAGAAGTTGACTTCGAGGCGCTGGGCATCTTCAAAAGAGCCACCGCCGAAGCGCAGACTGTTTGCGACAAAGTCATGGAGGCGGCACATGCCGCATACAAAGCGGCCACCGTCACAGAGCGGGACGCCTACTACAAGGGGCTGGTGCAACATCTAAAAAACGCAGCCCAAACGAGAGAGCACGCCATTCGGCTAATAAATGAAAGCGAGAGAAGTCGTTTGCAGGCAATTCGCGACAAGGAAGTGAAATGAGCATCGAAACTTGGAAGCAGGAGTTTTATGCGGTAGAGGCCAGCGTCGCCGGCAAATCCACGGACGTGGAAATGCTTGAACACTCGATAAAGAAGTGGGAGGGATTGCAAACAGAAAACCTCGAACGTCACGAGCTGAGAGTGAACTACACCAGGATTGTAGACGTGGGGGGAGTAAATTTTCACATAAATTCAGAGAGCTGCGCCCTCTGCAGCAAGCATCTATTTTCCAGCAGGGATGACAGCTGCGCATCCTGCCCGCTGAGCAAAGTCAGAGGGGGTGTGTCATGCGACCAGATCGACGCAGACGATCCCTCTCCTTTTGACGCGTGGAGGAACAGGGCTAACCCAGAACCGATGTTGACCTTTTTGAGAAAAGCGCGTAAGATCGCAGTCAAGGAGGGAAAAATGACCATTAAATCCCAACACGCGATTCTACTTAACCGCCTGCACCAGACCGAGTCCACGATTGTTAGACTCGAATCCGAGCTTGCAGCACTCAAAAATACCGATAAAGTTATTGACTGCATGGTTGATCGTTTTTTATCTTAGCGGCTGCCACACGATTTTGCACCGGATTGCGGAATCGCGTTTGATGGCTGCAAGCCAGACGCACTTGGCTATGTACCGAGCTGGCCGGTCGGCACCAACCTGCTCACGTCCGATCAGGCGCGAGCGATGATTAAATACGTCATTCACGGCGAGAAAGTTGGCGCAGGCAAGAGTGCAGGCCTGGCGTGGAAGAATGCGGCAAAGAACATAGCCCCCGCCAACGAGGGAGAGTGTGAGTCGAGTAAGCTGACGCTGGACGAGATTCTCGAATACGCAGAATATTTGGCAGAGGGTGACGAGTGCCTTTCTGTGCAGTCGGAGATACTGCGGATTGTGAAAGAATATGTGGCCGAGCACCGCACCGCACCGTCCGTGCCGGCGGCTATTGCGGAAATTATTCGTAGCTCACAGCATTGCGTGGTGGTTGATGTAACAGGGGCGGTGCATTTTTGCGTGAAAGCAAAGATCAGTGATCTTAACAACGTTGCCGCCATTTGCGGCAAGGAGAAGAAATGAAAAAACACATCGAAGAAGCACAGACGGAATACGACAGGGAGGAACTTGAAACTATTATCGACGATCTACATAGTCTCGGGGCAGAGTTTGAAGATGCTGTCGATACAAACACTTACCTGACGGGGGAACTCGACAAAGCGGTAGATATTATTGTTGATCTTGTCCGCGATATACGCTCAACACCATGGTCACCAGATCGGGAAATAAAATGGGATGCGTATGAAGCTGCTACTGCAATGCTGCGCAATTATGGAAAGATGCCGGTGTAAATATGGACAAACAAAAGTTAGACTACAAGTGGCATATGGACAAACAAAAACCTAGCAATCAGTTGGTGTATAATACGCCAATGACGTATAGAGATATAACACAAAAGTTAGACTACAAGTGGCAGTGGTGTTTAAATGGTGATTGGCACTCACTGACGGTGAACACGGTGGAAGCACCAAATTGGATCCAACGTACGTTAATACGTTGGTGTTTTGCGATACATTGGAGAAGCATTAAAAGACCCGCCTAAGCGGGTCTTTTTTTAGTCGTCTGAACCTTCAGATTCTGGTGGTCCATCAACTGTTAACAGGCCTTGTTTAACTGGCTCGTCAGATACGATACCGGCACCGGTGTCGTCGTCGATTGGGACGCTAACAGGTGGTACAGCATTCGTTGGTGAAGTTACATCCCCTTCTGGGCGATCTGGGTCAAATGGAAATACTGATTCTTTTTCTGACATACTTTTCTCCTTGGTTTAATTAAAATACCGCTCATACTCTCACGGTCATATCTATTTATCTTAATAATTCTTTGTGCTGATCTTCATAGCGTCGAATTAAAGCTTTATCGATATGATTGGGGGTTGGTTTGAGACGAAGTTCAAAAAGCTTGTCTTCTAGTTGCTGTCGACGAATTGTTTAACCAGGTCCCACATACAATCTCCTTTTAGTTGTATTTACCCCACAGGAATTTTTGACAGTTGACCTTTGTAATTAATTGTGTATAATAGACTATAGGAAAAACCCAAACAACTGCGACCACAAAGCGAATAACCAAGATGGTAATCTTGAAATGAAAATATTCTACATGTCTGACCTCCACACCGAGGCTGGTTGTCTTGACCTTCGGAAGTTCGAAGGAACGAAGGACGACGTCGTCCTTCTTGTTGGTGATATTGGTGTTGGAGTTCACCCCGACACGTATAAGCAGCTATTGAAAGATATTGCACCACGAGTAGCGACTGTTATATACATCCCTGGCAACCACGAATACTATGGTGGCCACTACGACACTACGTTCGAAGATATGCAGGACACTATTGCTGCAGCGTTCACGAACGTGATGTTTGACCGCCAGATTATGACTGTGATCGGTGACGTTGGGTTTGTTGGTGCAACGTTGTGGACAGATATGCGGAACGATGACTGGTTTGTCAAGCAAAAAATTCGCGAAGCAATGAATGATTTTCATGTGATCCGCACTGCATACACCAACCGCCGATTCCATCCAGATGACTGTGTTGAGATTTTCAAAAGGGACTATGCCTTTATCCGCGATAGCATCAAGCATTTGCGCGAACAAGGTGTCAAGAAAATTGTAGTGTTCACTCACCACGGTGTGACCGAGCAAGCGTGCTTGCCACAGTTTCGATCGAATGCGCTAAACCCAGGATGGATGTCTAACCTCGAGGTAGAAATTCTGGCGTGGCAACCAAACTTTTGGATCCACGGGCACATTCACAACACCGTCAATATTCCAATTGACAAGACAGTGATACTCACAAACCCTCGGGGGTATTTTCCGCGGCAACTGAACGCAGAGTTTGATATTAACAAACATATTGATGTATAACGGGACTTCTAGTGCTGAGGAAAAACGATGATATATGAAATTTTCAAGCAGCTCCGCGCAACAAACTCGAAACTCGAAAAACTTGCTATCCTGAAAAGCAACGTTGACTGTTACCTGCTGCAACGTGTATTCGTTGCAGCGTTTGATCCAATGATCACATACTACATGAAGAAGGTTCCTGAAGCTTCTGTAATGAGAGAGCGTATCGATCTAATTGACACATTCGCTTATCTTGATACACTGGCGAACCGAAAAGTTACTGGCAACGCCGCTATTGAAATGATCGGTAAGGTTCGCGGCATGTTGGATGATGGTGATCGGGAAGTGTTTGATTGCATGCTAACGCGCGACATCAAGTGTGGTGTGTCTGAAAAGACGATCAATAAAGTATGGCCGGACTTGATTGAAGAGTTTCCGTGTCAGTTGTGCCACGGGTACGACGATAAAACACAGGGAAAAATATCTTATCCTGCACACGCTCAGATCAAAGCAGATGGGATGCGTTTTTTTGCTGTGTGTGTTGGGGGCGAAGTAGAGTTTCGGTCACGGAACGGCAAGATCCTCGACTTTCTCGGAGAGCTTGTGCACGAGTATAATACCCTTGCAATCAAAGCTGGGTGTGATGTTGTATTTGACGGCGAGCTTGTTATATACGAAAAGGACGGCACGTTAATGCCACGTCAGAAGTCAAATGGTATTTGTGGCAAAGCGTCAAAAGGAACCATATCCCTCAAAGAGGCAAAAAGCATTACAACGGTTCTTTGGGATATTATTGACCACAAGGATTTTAAAGCCAAGAAATCGAACGTACCATGCGGCGTGCGATATGAGCGGCTGATGAAGATTGTTGATCAAGCTTGCGTAGGTTCGAGGGTTGCAACGATTGACACCGTCACCGTTCATGACGAGGAGCAGGCAGTACAATTGTTCCAAACGTATCTCGATCGAGGCCTTGAAGGAATCATTCTCAAAAATCTCAGCAGCCCTTGGGAAAGCAAGCGGGTCAAACACCAATTGAAGATGAAGGCAGAGCTTGAGTGTGATCTTGAAATTTCTGAGTGGCAGTTTGGAACAAAAGGAACAAAGAACGAGAAGCTGCTCGGGACGTTGGTTGGAAAAACGTCGTGTAGCCTTCTCACGACTGGTGTGGGTTCTGGTTTTTCAAAAAAGCAACGCGAAACCATTGGGCCAGAAGTCGTTGGTGATATCATGGCAGTGAAGTATAATTGTAAAATTCGGGACAAGAAAACTGGACAATGGAGTTTGTTTCTTCCCATCTTTGTAGAGATTCGTATAGACAAATCCACCGCTGACAGCCTGGAGGATATTGAATGAACTTTATTGCCGCAACTATTGCTGCGTCGTTGTGGATTTTTTGTTGCTGGTGGAACGGCATGCTTAATAGTCAACTATAACTGGAGCGGAGGGCCGCGCGCGGCCCTCCTTATAAGGATATTGCAAGAAGCAAAATAATGAAACCACTCCTACACGCAAACATATCGCGGAAAACACATGGCGGGTCTGTTGATGACTACCTGCCAATTCATAACTTCATTGACTCAACGAAGGCAGCAATGTCCGATATGCGTCACAGAGCAATTCTTCACTCTGCGTTCGGGTGCTTTATGGTTGAGCAGGTGTTCGGTACATACTTCACAAACAGCGACGGCAAAAAAGTCAGTACACGAGATGTGGCCGAAGAGCACATCATACAGGATCTCGGATTCATTCCGACGATGGAGCAATATTTAAATAATATGAAGTTTCAACCGTGGATGGGTGGCACCGAAAAAGGCCAGCACTCTAAATCTAAGAAGCGCCACATTTCACTAGAGGATTAATTATGTTAGATAAACTTGATTCATTAATAGCAGCAATCAAGGCAGCAAAGAAGCTGTTTCGAAAACAAGCGGAAGAATCTTTCAAAGAAGTTGCGAAAGAGTTGTTCGTGCTGGCACCGGAAGTCAAAACGATTAGGTGGTGCCAGTTCACCCCCTACTTTAATGACGGTGAAGAATGTGTGTTCAGTGTCAGCGAGCCTTATTTCTCAAACGCAGATCCCGATCAGCTGTCGTCAGAAGGTGAACTTCGTGAAGAATATCCGAGCATGTTCAGCGTCGCGCCGTATAGTCTACACGACACAAAAGTCATGTCGGATGAATCAGCTGCGGCTTGTATGAATTTCTCAGCGATTGTTCAGTCAGCTGAGATGGATGAAGTTATGCGCGACATATTCGGCGATCACGTTGCGGTCACGGTAACGCCGAACTCGATGGATTCGGACGAATACAGGCACGATTAATAATTATTCAAAATATCCTCCTATATAATATTAGGAGGATATAAATGAAAACATTAGGAATCGATTTATCAATGACGTCGCCTGCATTATGTTTACATGACGGGAAAAAGTTCGAGTTCAGCAAGTGCAAGTTTTTCTTCTTGACAAGCCACAAGAAGTTTCTCTACAAGGACTCAAACGTGCATGGTGAAATGTTTCCAGAATGGGATTGTGATAGTGAGCGATATAACAATATTGCAACATGGGTTGTTGATCTCGCAAAGCTCCACGGTGTTGACAAAATCACAATAGAAGGGTATAGTTTCGCTTCAGTGGGCCGCGTTTTTAATATTGCAGAGAATGGAGGGGTGTTAAAATACCTTCTATGGAAGAACGAATTACCATATACTAGCATCCCACCAACAACAATTAAGAAATTCGCTACAGGCAAGGGAAACGCTAATAAAGAGGCTTTACAAACGAGGTTCATTGAGGATACACAATTTAATTTGAAGAAGATATTGGGAATGACGGAGAAACAATGGAATCCTTCGTCAGATATTATTGATAGTTATTATGTTTGCAAATATGGAGTTGAAAATGAATAAAGCGACAATTAAATCGGCGCTACACTTGGGCATTGTCAAGATTACATTCACAAAAAAAGACGGCACTGAACGAATTATGAATTGCACTCTTAGCACAGACTTTGGTGCAACACATTATGAAAAGAAAACAGAGCGTGTCAAGGAACCAAAAGACGATATGTTCTCTGTTTGGGATGTTGATAAAGGCGCGTGGAGAACACTAACTATATCTGCAATCACTGATATAGTATATCCTTCATAATGGGCATCTCCAAAAACGAAATAACCGTTGGTGCAAACGGTGGGACTGAGCAGCTAATACGTGAATTTGAAAAATACGTGCCTGCAGAAGTCGCCGAAGAATTTCAAATCATTCCATCCCGCAATCGTGGATTCACTCCAGGGAAAATTCCTATCTATTGGGCACACGATCTTCCTGGCGACCCCGAATGTGTCCACCTCGGAAAAGGTGGATACCAACAATACAAAAAACTGGTGTTTGTTAGTAATTGGCAGATGCAGGCATTTATTAACTACTATAAAATTCCTTGGTCATATTGCACAGTGATGCAAAACGCAATTGAGCCTCTCGAATTTGCGGCCAGCACTTCTGACAAAATCAAACTAATCTACCACACAACACCTCACCGCGGGCTCGAGATTCTTGTTCCTGTATTCATCAAACTGTGCGAAAGGTATGATAATATCGAGCTCGACGTATATTCGAGTTTCAATATATACGGATGGGGCGATCGCGATAAGCAGTATCAACAAATTTTCGATGCAATGGAATCCCACCCAAACATTAACAATCATGGATCTGTTTCTTCTGAAAAAGTTCGCCAAGCGGTAACAGCAGCGGATATTTTCGCCTATCCGAGCATCTGGCAAGAAACGTCGTGTCGTAGTTTAATGGAAGCGATGTCGGCAGGATTGCTGTGTGTGCATTCTGATTACGGCGCTCTTTACGAGACGGCGGCCGGGCTTACGATGATGTATCATTACGACGAAGACAAAAACAAGCACGCCGGTATCTTTTACAACGCATTGTCGTTTGCAATCGATTCAGCTATAGCAATCCGCGGAAATCCTGAAACAAGACAGTTTTTGTTATCAACGAGTTCAATCGCAAACACGTTTTACAACTGGCAAACGAGATCTACACAGTGGACTGCATTCCTTCAAAACATACTTAACCGAGAGAAGAAAAACCTTGCTAATCCTTGATTTCAACCAAATCTGTATATCGAATGTGTTGGCGCAGATGGGTAGTCACACAAACCTTCCTATTAACGAAGATTTGGTTCGTCCAACGATTATAAACCAAATCAGATCAATACGTTCAAAATTTCGTAATGCTGGGCAAACAATTATTGCGTGCGACTCGCGATATAGTTGGCGTCGCGACTCGTTTCCACACTACAAAGCAAACCGCAAGACTGCTCGCGAAGCTGGTGATTTTGATTGGGTTACTATGCACACTGTAATGAACAATCTTGCCGACGACCTCGACAAAAACTTCCCATATGTTGTCCTCGCTGTCGAAAAAGCAGAAGCCGACGATATTATTGGTGCGCTCGTTTTCAAGTATGGGCAAGTAATAAATACACCTCAGGATGAACAAATTACTATTGTATCCGGCGACAAAGACTTCAAGCAACTTCATATATTTAAAAACGTAAAACAGTATAGCCCTGTGCTAAAAAAGTTCCTTACATGCGACGACCCAACCACGTTTCTTTTTTAACAAATTGTTCGCGGAGATAAGGGTGATGGCGTACCAAATATTTTTATGGAGGACGACTGTTTCGTTGTAGGCACTCGCCAAAAGAAAGTAATGGCATCCTTTCTCCGATCGTTCAACCCGCACTTCTGTCAAGATGAAAAGTTAATGGCGAAGTATGAGCGCAATAAAAGGCTGATCGATCTTCGCTGCGTCCCTACCTCAATCTTTGAAGAAGTGTACGCGCAGTACGAGGCAAAACAACCGGCGTGCGCGCTTAAAAAGGGGAAGGTGTTCAATTACTTTATCACCCACAAAATGAAAAATTTAATGGAATCCATCGGAGAGTTTACATGAAAAAGAGTATGTACGAAATTTTTAAGCGTGTATCAGAAGTAAAGAAGCCAGCTGACCGCGTTACTTCGTTGCGGCTGAGTTGCAACCCTGCAATGCAAGCTTTCCTCAAATACACGTTCGACCCCAATATTGAATTTCTCCTTCCAGAAGGAGAACCTCCATACAAACCTGCTAAATTTGATGACCTCGAAGGTCGCCTATTTACTGAGGTTCGTCGTATGTACCTCTTTATCAAGAACGGCAATCCCAACCTTTCGCAAAACCGTCGCGAGATGATGTATATTCAACTTCTTGAATCGGTCGACCGCGACGACGCCAAATTGTTGCTGGCAATGAAAGAAAAGAAAACACCATTCAAAACGATTACCTGCAAACTTGTTAATGAAGCGTTCCCCGGCCTACTTACACAAAAGGAATTGGAAAAAGCATGAGTAAGACATTTAAAAAAATGCCCGCGATGATTCAAGACGAAGATTCGTCGTCAAGGGATTTTAGGTTTCGTAAACAGCATATCGACGATGGGTCTCATTACCTCGGCGAAGTAAAAAAGCTCGTCAAAGTGCACAATTTTGACGTGAAACTTATCGATCAACTTGGACAAGAAGAACAATAATGGTATATGAATTCCTTGATACAGTAACTGGTACAATTGTTGACTTTTCAATGAAAATGTCGGAATATGGTCAATTCGTGAAGGATAATCCACATCTTGAACGGCACCACTCGGCCCCACCTGCTCTTGGAGATCCTATCAGGCTTGGCTTTCGTAAACCGGATGATGCCTTCAGAGATAAACTAAAGGACATAAACCGAGCTGCAGGACGCTACGGTAAAGTGAATACATTCTAATGATAAATCAAAAATTTTTTGAATTTGTTACGTTATTTGACCGCACAAAACTGAATACACGAGCTGGGGCTGATAAAAAACGGCATTACGTCACGCCAGAAGGAAAAAGCTACAAGTCGGTCACAACAATTCTTGGTGAGCAAGTTAAGCCGGCACTTGAAGCGTGGAAAAAGCGCGTTGGCCCAGAAGAAGTAAACAAGGCAAAGCGCAAAGGTGTTAGTGCAGCAAATCGTGGTACCGCTCTCCACTCTCTTGTTGAAAGATATATGGGGAACGAACTCATTGATCCGAAACAGGTCCTTCCCTCTACCCTTGCAATGTTTGCAGACATCAAAGGGATTATTGATGACAATATCGACCAAGTGTACGGTCAAGAGTTTTCTTTATACTCAGACGTTCTTCAGACAGCAGGCACATGTGACGCGTTTGTACGGTTTGATGGCTACCCAACTGTGCTCGATTTTAAAACGTCGTCGAAGGTAAAAAAGGAACAGTACATTGGTGATTACTTTCTCCAATGCACAGTTTATGCTCTTATGTTGCAAGAAAGATATAATATTAATGTTCCTCGAATTGCAGTGCTGATTGGTGTTGAGGGTGAGGACCCCCAATTGTTCGTCAGGAAACCTTCAGAGTTTTACTCAAAAGTGCAGCAAGTGTTTATTACAGATAGAGCGCATGAGCGCGTTTGAGGTTGCTCGTAAGCACTTCACCGAACCACAAGACGTTGCCCTTAAGGGCAACGTCTTGTGTGGTACTATATAATAGAGGGATGGTTAATGAAGAAGAATATTATAAGAAACTTACGAAAGATTATTTATGACCGGTGAAGAACTTCTTGTACAGTTAAAAATTGATACTACGCCTCCAATGTATAAAATAATTGAACACTACAATCACTTAATATTGAGCGCCCAGAATCCGAACGAAAAAGCTAACATATTCCTGACAAAATTTGGTTGCGACCCTATTGCAAATGACCGGGTTGCTCGGCTAACAGTTGTTGCCTTGATTAGAGAGTTAGTGACCCTCCGTGACAAATTTAAGCTCGAAAAAGCTTTGAAGGCTGCGGACAAAACGGTCGATTACACATTTCGACTTCTTGGACTGGTTGTTCCTTTACAGGATAAGAACTTTGTTCCTGCTAAGATGAAAAAAACCGACGCGAATTACAAAATACTGACGGCGATGGAACTTTTCAAGAAGTACAACAAAAAGACGCCAAAAGAATGCACAGCAATAATAGCGAAAAAGCTTAAAATCCCTTATGGAACAGCATACTATTATTATAGGAAAATTTCGAAAGCCTAAACAGTTGACCTCAATGTAGTTTGATAGTATAATGGTTACTCAGAAGTTTTTCAAACCACATTGAGGAGAAGTCTATATGTCACATCTTGTCGAACAAATGGCGTATGCTGGTGAAGTGCCGTGGCACGGTCTTGGTAAGAAGGTTCCCAATGATCTGTCTGCTGAGCAAATGCTCAAAGCTGCTGGACTTGACTGGGAGGTGAATAAGGTTCCCGCCTTTATCACTATAGACAAAAAGAAAGTTGATATTGGTCGCTCTGCACTAGTACGCAGCTCCGACAACACAATTCTTGATGTTGTCTCCAAAGATTGGAACCCCGTTCAAAATGCAACCGCGTTCGAGTTCTTCAAAGAGTTCGTCGACGTCGGTGACATGCAAATGCATACTGCCGGATCTCTCAAAAAGGGAAAGATGGTGTGGGCGCTCGCAAAAGTCAACGATTCGTTTGAATTGTTCGGTGGTGACAAGGTCGACAGCTATTTGATGTTTACCAACCCACACGAGTTCGGCCACTCAATTGACGTACGTTTCACTCCGATCCGTGTAGTGTGCAATAACACTCTCACGCTGGCTCTTTCACACAAAGGTGACCGAGTTGTCCGGCACACTCACCGAACCGAGTTTGATCCGGAAATGGTTAAGATCACTCTCGGAATGGCCCGCGAAAAAATGCTTGAGTATAAAAGCGCGGCTGCCACTCTTGGTAAAAAACGTGCGACCGAAGATGCAGTCCGCAACTACGTTCGGGAGTTGTTCCCGATGATCACGAAAGATAAAGAGCGGCTCGATCTTTCGAAGAATGCTACGGCGGTCCAGTACTTGGTTGAAAATCAACCTGGCGCTCAATTTGCTGAAGGTTCGTGGTGGCAAGCATTCAACGCGGCGACGTTTTTCATCGACCACAAAATCGGCAAGAGCAATGACCGCCGTGTTGCTTCATCGTGGTTCGGTACGAACCGTGCACTGAAAGTGAAAGCGTTGAACAAAGCGGTCGAATACGCGGATACTTCGAAGGCACTGTAATATTTCTGCTCAGCCAGGTCGCCCTAAAGGATCAGGCTAAAGAGAACGAGGAAACGGGGAGTCACGCCCCCGGCTGAGCCTTTTATTTAAGACCTTAATACCACCTTCAAAATAATGTATGATCAAACATCCTGGAGCTCGAACTCGCGCGCTGTATATGTGGGAGAACCGTTGTGTTGGCCCATATCTAAAGCTGCTCAATCATTATGATATAGTTATTGCTGCACATACTATCTGGGAATCGTTTCAGCTACCACTACACAAACTTCCTGTTATTGAGATCAAAAATGTGCCAATATCATACTGCTTAGGACGCGGTTTAATCGTGTTAAAACCGGCTGACATGGAGTTCCTTACGTTAGCCCACGAGTTGGTGCATGCGAGAGGGTTTGGATCTGTTAAAAACCCCCATAACGTTGGTTTTGTTAAGAATTATGCTGTTTGTCTCGATCGTTTCAGTAATACATATTTAAAAACAATAACAAATAGGACAAACGCTATTTACTTCTATAACGAAATGCGCAGGATTAATTTGCTATGAGAGATCTTTACCCGACACGCGTGTATGATGGAGTCATCAACGAACAATTGGTGGCACATATATCAAAGCAAAATGCCGGTCTATTCAAATATGGCTGGAAAGGTAATTCAAAACTTGAAGGAGATCAAGGTCACTGGAATGTTAAGATAGCTCACGAAGGACGCCACTCAACAAAAGATCTATCGTGTGAGTTATTTAAATTAAACTCTGAAATTGGTGCATTGTGGGAATACATACAGAGATATTTCGTTGGCAACAAGGCACTTCACCAATGCTACATCAACGGCTACACATTCGGAACTGATGGATATATTCATCGCGACGATCCTTGGGCAAAAGAACAGGGTGAAAATTCACCCACGTGTGAAACAGTTATTATATACCTCAACGAACAATGGGATGCTAACTGGGGTGGGGAAACAGCACTATTTGACCAAGATCGGGAAATTGTTAAATCAGTGCTGCCAAAGTTTGGCCGCGTGTTAATATTTGACGGCCAAACTTTTCACGCTTCGCGGCCGATGAGTAGGATGTGCCCTAAATTGCGGCAAGTGCTTGTGTTTAAAACTTTCCGAATGCCGGAGCATAATAAGACGCCGAATGCGGTTGATGTTGCTTACAATATAACAAAAGGAATGAAGCACTCGGGCCGGTCATTCTTTGAGCACTTGATTAACACATCGGTGTTGTTGTTAAAAGAGGGGGCAAAAGAAGATGTAGTCGCCGCGGGGTTGTTTCACTCAATATATGGAACTGAGCAGTATAAGATTGATGGAACGCTAATCACACCCGAACAACTCAAAAACGTTATTAGTCCTTACTCGTTTAAGCTCGTACAAACTTTCTGCTCCTTAGAACACCGTCGAAGCTACTTTCTTGCCCTAGCCAACAATTTTGCAATCACACAACAACAACACGATTTAATTCAAATACAGATGTGTAATTTGATTGAGCAACGCCCCAAACACAGCGATATACCTGTTTTGAGGGATATGTTGAAAAAGGTTAAAACAAATGAGTGAAAAAAAAAGTAAATATGTAACTATTCCAAACGTACCTACCGACGAGATAATTGCGGCAATGGCGGCGGTATATGACCCCGCGTGGGGATACCCCGCAGGGTCGGATGTTGACCAGATTTGGGCAAGAAAAAGCTACGAAGTTATTGTTGCAAAAATAGTAGGTGCATCACCTTTAGAGGACAGGGTGGCTGTGCTGGAAGCTGAGAACAATCGCCTTACACACGTTATCCTCGATCAAGGATTTATCATCCGAAAACAAATTGAAACAATTCACAGCATACATGAAGATGGTACAAAGAAATCAAATGATTGACTGGATTATTACCGACTTCAAATCCCATCCTAAAAGGTTCTGTGTAGAACTAATTGCGTGGGCTGTGAGTATTGGGTGTAGCGTCACGGTTGCGTTGACGCTTCCTGATGTTTCGTGGATAATGCTTTACAGCCTATGGATTCCAAGTTGTATTGCATACGCATGGGCAGCACATTCTCGCAGGTCGTTTGGAATGCTCGCTAACTATATGTTACTGGCACTAATCGACACGGTCGGATACTCCAGAGCTTTATACAACTATTTTGGATAAAGAAAGGTATTATATGTCAAAATTAGTGTTGGTGAGAGGAATCCCTGGATCTGGCAAATCAACGATCGCAGGAATATTGTCCCACGTTGGGTTTATTCACATTGAATCAGACCAATTCTTCATGCACAGAGGTAAGTACGTGTTTGACATCTCAAAACAATCGCTCGCTCATGCGTGGTGCGTAAAGGAAACGCGCGATTTGATTTCGTTGGGTAATGATGTGGTTGTTAGCAACACTTTTACGCGATTGTGGGAAATGGCACCATATGTCGATATCGCGGCAGAGTGGGTGGTTCCTTTGACAATTATTGAAGCAAAAGGAACGTACGTTAATACCCACGGAGTGCCACCGGACGTCCTTAAAAAGATGTGCGAACGTTGGGAAGATGTCGAAGAGATGACGTATAGTGTTCGCGACCTTGGTAAATTGCGTACATAGTTGACCTTTCGTTAAAATTTGGGTATAATACTCTATCAATGGAGAATAAAATGTTATTCAAGAAAGATTTTTTACGAGAGATGGAAGGTGAGACGGTGCTGAATGAGATCGTTGATCATAGTCGATGGAGTGTTTATTATCGTAGAGTGTTCAAGTTTGAAGGCAAGACCTACGAGACAGTATACTCCGATGGCGCTACTGAAATCCAAGATGAATCGCCGTACGATGGCGCTGATGATGATATTGAGTGTGAAGAAGTATTTCCGAAAGAGGTAACTGTGGTGCAGTACGTTAAGACGTTATAAATAGTAGCTTATTGCTGTATGAAGTTGACTGAAAGGTGTTCTGGACGGGGGTTCGATTCCCCCCGACTCCACCAAAGACATATTGGGGTATTAGGCCGAAAGCAGCAATAAGCGAATAGGCTGGTAGGACCTAGTATGTCTCTGATGGGGTCGACCGGTTTCGACAGGGCAATGATTAGGAAGATCGACAGCACGTCAGGCGATCGACGTTAATGAAGCAAAAACGTAAATGCAAACGATAGTGCATACTTCGAGCCAGTGCGCCTAGCGGCGTAATCTCGACGGGGTTTGCGGCGGTGTACCTTGTAACCAAAATCACCGCCACTGATTATACTAAGAGGTTCAATATGCATATTGTCGACGGTGCTCTAGACAACAACCCAACCACAAGCATTACGACGTCAACAAGTCTAATGGATGAGCTGTCAAAAATATACGTAACACCGGCAAACTATACACCTGACCAAGCTGCTCAGCTTTCGCTTGGCCGTATTTCAAATAAGCGGTATAATGACGAGACATTCGAAAATTATCGACTCCGTCTCAAGGATCAGCAGCAAAAAATTAAGAAACTCTCTCGCGGGGTCCTCGTTTGGGACTCTGTTAAGAATGGTACGTTCAAACACGAAAGAAACAATGAAGCAAGTTAACGTAGGGTTTACGTGTGGGTCGTTTGATCTTTTCCATGCCGGCCATGTTGAAATGCTTCGTGAAGTGCGAAGTAAATGCCACACGCTGATAGTTGGTATTCAATCTGACCCCACAATTGATCGTCCTGAAAAAAACTCCCCTGTTCAATCTATAATAGAGAGACAGATACAGGTGGCCGCTTGCCGTTACGTCGACGAAACATACGTCTATAACACCGAAGCAGATTTGCTCGTTTTGCTTTCAACTCTACCAATTGATATGAGATTTCTTGGTATGGAGTACATGAATAAGGAGTATACTGGCAGGAACCTATCAATCGACGTAACGTACAACAGTCGAGAACACTCTTTCAGCTCAACAGATTTAAGAAGGCGCGTATACCTAGCAGAACTAATAGACGTTACTAATCTTGTCTTGGAGGAGAAGTATGAGAGATCTTCTACTTGCCATAATGTTGTATGCTGCTCCAGTGCAGCCGACACCTATTCAACAAAACGTTCCTGTAGTTAGTCCACAAGAGATAACATGTCTTGCAGAAAATATTTATCATGAGGCACGCGGCGAAGGCGAACAAGGAATGATCGCCGTTGGGTTGGTTACAATTAACAGAGTGAATAGCCCCAAATTCCCCGACAAGATTTGCCATGTTGTCCACGAGCGAAATAAGTGGGGATGCCAATTTTCGTGGGTATGTGATGAAAAGCTTGTTCGAAAAAAGAAAAAGAGCGAGGCGTGGGATGCGAGCTACGCCGCGGCCCTCAAGGTAATATACGATTTTCGCTCACACCATAATATAGTTCCGAACGCGCTTTTTTACCACGCAAAACACGTTGAATTTCCTCAGTCGTTTCGTAAGAAGCTTACGGAGGTTGCTGTCGTAGGAAATCATATTTTCTTCAGAGGTAAAGATTTATAATGAATGATATCAAACTGGATTCGATGATTGACGTAAAAACCTTTTTGTACGAAATTGAAAACCTTGTCACTGAGAAGAAATTAGAGTATATTGATGCAATTGTTTATTACTGTGACAACAATAACATGGAAGTAGAGACAGCAGCCTCTCTAATCAAACAAAACCAAATGATGAAAGCTAAGGTAAGAGTTGAGGCAGAAGATCTTCACTACCTTCCTAAGAAATCGAGACTACCTATATGATGGAAGTGTTGCCGTGGGCTGTTGATGTGAATGAAATGAAGCAGCACCTCGTTAAGAACGTATTTCCTCTTGGCCCAGCCGTAATTCAAGGCGAAGAATACGGGTTTGATACGTTTGGTGGGTGGAGCGTTCAAAGTCGGACCGGCGAATGGGCAGATGGATGGCAGATTACGAGACCGAGTCACGACTACACCGATGAGCAGCTGTTCGATTTAAAATACCGCGGAGTCGGCCACCCAATGGAACACGTCCACCCTACAGCGGCCAATACTGGGTATCTTAAATTTTGGATGGATAAGATTGAGAGTGCTGGATTCTACCCGCGCCGCGCGCGTATTACTGTAGTGCGTCCAAACACGCATTCAGTTTGGCATCAGGACGCTGCAGATGATCAATATGGTGTTAGACTTCATATTCCTATTGTTACAAACAATGCATGCTTTCATCACGTACAAGATTGTAAACCTTTTCATATGGACGCTGGAAAAGTGTATGTCATCTGCGTTAATAACGTGCACAGGATCATTAATAACAGCGTATACAACCGTTTCCATTTAATAATGGATGTATACGACACACAACACTTTTGTAACAGTAGTACGTTCCACTATAAAGGTAATATTTTGGAACGGATCGCCGCCGCAGGTGATTTTAGGAGAAGAATTGATGCTCTCTGATCTTAGTGATGGTTTTCAAGCGTTTAAACAGTATGTAGCTATTAAGAACCACTTTACATCACCATACTACGATTACTTCAAGTATAACGGAGCAGTCAAAGTAGGACGTCCGACGTTTGACAAACGCCGCGACAAATTCATGTTCAGCAAACTAGCTAAAAAGAAAGATATTAAAGGTTTTTTGATTGCTAATTTTGTTGATAGCAAGAACTCGTGGGTTGGAGATGTAATTAGTAATGTAGCAAGCGATAAGATTTATTTGCAGTGGTTGGGCCGTCAACAATCATTGCAGTATATTTTTGAGAATGATCTCGACAAACTTAGTGGTACACTCGAAGAAAATCTCAAAGTAGAGGATGGTCAGTACCCTATCCTTTTAAAGCTGGCATTAAGAAAACAAGTTAGTTTGGAAACAGTCATCATTTTGAACTCGTTCTGCAAATTCTTCAAACACTGGTCTCGTAATATTGAAGATACAGTAATTTGGCCGCAATTCAAGTTCAAATGTTTGAAGTATAAACCCTTTATAACCTTTGATCAAAAAACTTTCAGAAAAATAGCTGTTGACAAATTTTCGTGAAAAAGGGATTATAAATAGTACATATTATGAGAACCATGTGGATAAAATAACATAAAACGTACATTTCGTATACAAGGAGAAACACAAATGGCAACAAAGCAATCATTCGCGCAGATGAAGCGCAATCGTAATACCGCCTTCGAAAAGCTCAACGCCGAGCTGACCAAAATCGATGGCCCCAAAAATCAAGAAGATGAGCGGTTCTGGAGACCAGCAGTAGATAAGGCAGGCAATGGTTATGCCATTGTTCGGTTCCTCGCTGCTCCTGGTGAAGAGGACGTTCCTTTTGTCCGTATTTGGGATCATGGATTTAAAGGTCCGGGTGGTTGGTATATCGAGAAGTCACTCACGACACTTGGGCAACAAGATCCTTGCAGTGAGTATAATCAAAAGCTGTGGGCGACCGGCGACCCTGCCGATAAGAAGTTCGTGCAAGGTGTTCAGGGAACTCCAGGGTCAAAACGCCGTCTTTATTACGTCTCGAATGTTTATGTTATAAAGGATTCCGCTAATCCGGAAAATGAAGGGAAGGTTTTCCTTTTCCAATATGGCAAGAAGATTTGGGACAAGCTCAACGGTGCAATGCATCCTGAGTTTGAAGACGAAAAGCCAATGAATCCTTTTGATCTTTGGGATGGCGCTAATTTCAAAATCAAGATTCGTAAGGTGGATGGATATCGCAATTACGATTCATCTGAATTTGAAACTCCAAGTCCGTTGTTTGAATCTGACGACGAAATTGAAAAAGTTTGGAAGTCGGAGTTTCCTTTAGCTGCATTTACTGATCCGAAGGAATTCAAATCGTACGAGCAACTGAAAGCTCGTCTCGACAAAGCAATGGGAACCAGCACTAGAACAGATGACGGAGATGATGAGGAGTTTGTGCCTACTAAAGCGCCACGTGAAGCAAAATCGAAAAAGGCAACTGCCGAAAAAACGATTGTGCCAGATGATGACGAAGATGAGGACAGCACAAAGTTCTTTGAAAAGTTAGCAGCAGAAGAGTAACAAAAAGGGCCGAAAGGCCCTTTTCTTTTAGAAAGTTAAATTATGTTCTTGATTATCATTATAATTTTGTTGTTATTGGCAGTTATTGGGCTCGTCCGAGCTTCAATGCCCTTGTTAATGGTTGTCGGCGCGTTAATGATTCCTTTCGGAATGTATGTACATCTTACCAAACCGTTTACAGAAGAAGGCAAAGAAGAGACGCGACTTGTTGAGCACTTTAAGAAACAAGGTGTACCAGAAGAACAGGGAAAGCTTATTTACCTGTTGCGGCATGCGTCACCTCGATGTGCTGGAACAATACATGACGACGACCCACAATACTACTGCAACAAAGAGAAAGCGTACCTTCGCGAACTGCGGAAGTCTGGGGTATGTGATACCATGCGGTTGGCGTTTTGTATTGACCTAAGTCAACCGGACGGTATGCACCGAGACACAAAACATCGTTAGTAAGCGTCCGCTGTCTGCATTTCCCGCACTTTAAATATAGTAGGGCGGGTTGATACAGCATCAGGAATATCATAAATATTCTGCATTGACGAAGATTGTCCTTTAGAATTTCCTGGAGAAACTTTTAGAGGAGCAGGAGGAGCAGTTAACAAAACGGCGCCGATCAAAGCTTTTGCCCACGATGGCAGGGCTTCGTCTCCGAGATTGTTGTGGGCGCCCTGGTTGTACGTCATTCCGGAAGCAAGCGACATCGAGGTGTCTCCACCAGCAAGGGCGACGGCCGTAGTCTTGCGGATCGAGTCTGTTTCCCCTCTCGCGCCTTTTGCTGATCGTTCATAGAAACGATCAACCGCAACAGCTTTTGCTTCTGCTCCCTGAGCATCTTGTATCCTACTCCACGCACCCTTCTCGCTATTATTGAGCTCCCAAATAATGAAATCGAGTTGAGTGTCGAGGTCGGAAACATCACGACCTCGCTCTGCTGCCCAACGACGTAGTGCTGGTTGCCTATCATTCCACTGAGCGATTCCATACGCCGCCCCATTATCCCCGACAGCATTAGTATCAAGACCAGATTCAGCAATAAGGTTGCTTACCATAGCCGCGGCGTCGTCACGGGACATCCCCGCCTTCATGAAATAGTCCATACAGTATTTTGCACGATCGTGTGGATATTTCTTTTTTTTCTTTGACGCCGTCGACGATAATCTATTGCTTGAAGAAACGGAAGGGCGCGAAACGGCAGCCGCGGCAGCTGTTCCTAGTGATTCACCCACCATACTACCAACAATACCACCAACTACCCCGCCGACAATTGTTCCTGCAATCGGGACGACTGATCCAATTGCAGCTCCCGCTGCCGCACCTGCTAAACCACCCGTTAGCCTCCCGGCCGTTTCAAAGTTTAGTTTGGTAAGAGCCTCTTCATACAACTCTGCTGGCATCTGACCTTCTTCATATTTTTTCGTGAGTTCCATTCTATTAGAGAAGTATCCATACCCCTCAACAGCAACCACCACAACACCACCACCACGCCGAAAAAGCTTGACCATTTTTTTGGCCATGCCTTGCACAGACGTGTTGCTCATTGATGCAGCTTCTAACTTTGCGTTATGAGCTTTAATACTAGCAAGTTTGCGTTTGCTTTTGACCCCCTTAGTCGAAAGGGGTTCCCCAGCAGGTGCATTTTGCATTTTCTTGTTTGCCCACATCTCAACTAATGTTGGGCCAGCTAATGCTGTGGCCAAACCAGCGGCTTGAATTCCGGCACCAACTTTGCTGCCTGGAGCTCCGGTACCGTCAGGGCCTTCATCACCATTATCACCAGATAACCAATTATAACCGCTATACAATGCAGCCGCGCTTAATCCTAGAATTGCAGCTTTGCCGCTGAGACCAAGTCTTGATTTTGAGAAGATCGATTTCCCGCCTTTGCCGCCAGCCCCGGCAGCCGCGGCCGCGGCTGCCGGGGCCCCGGCAGCTGCCGCGGCTGCCGGGGCAGCTGCCGCGGCGCGGAAACCTATTCCACGCATCGCACCAACAGCGATGCTAGTTATTGCTGCGATACCGACGCGTGTTAGAAGGAACGCCCCAACAACACCAGCAATATTGTTATCCTCCTTGCCACCCAGCTTCTCCCACAGATACTTCGAGACATCACTCAGCCCCTTGAAAATCGTTCCAAGAGGTTTAAGCACAGTGATAATATCATTCATGTTATCACCAAACTTTGC